CAGCCAATCCAATTGTACCACCATTTACTCGTTTTGTTATTTGTGTAACTACCGCATCGGAAGAACCACCATCAGCTAACTTATGTAATCCGTTTTTAGAGAAAAACCAAGCGGCCGAGAGTAAAGCATACTTTGAAGCAACCACATCTGGGTTTGCACAAACATCTTCACCGATGGACTTACCGAATGCGGTATAGTTTTCCTTTCCAGTTAATTGAATATACCCACGCCCTCTGAATTTGTAGCCCTCACGAGTTGCTTCAACTCCATTTCCCATACGTCCACCATATACTCTACTTGCAATCATCTCCGGCTTTCTTTGATATGTCGTTGCTAATGCCACCGTTGGAAAGTATTTCTTAAATATACCCATCAATCCTTTTGCAGAATAGTTTAGGTTTTCTTGTGTTGCTTTGAAACCACCACTCTCATGTCCACATTGTGCCAAAAAGTGTGCTAATCTTAAAGGAGTGTTTATACCAAATTTAGCCGCAGTATCAGGTATCATAGCGATTACATTGGCAGGAATATGTCCTTTTAATTTATCTAATTTTAAACCAGGAAAAGATGGTGATGCTGCAACTGCTGGCGTTGGTGTTACAGCGGGTGCAGGTGCTGCGATTGGTGTTGGGACTGGTGCTACTACTGCTGGTTTTACAACGGCAGTTAGACCCATAATCTTATTCCAAGTATTAGGTCCAACAATACCATCTGCTGCCAACCCATTTTTAGTTTGCCAAGCTTTAACCGCATCTTCCGTTTTTGGTCCGAAATTACCAATCGGGTCTAAACCCAATTTAGTTTGTAATTTCTTTACATCTTCGTTATTATCACCTCTCTTTAACAACATAATCTTATCTTATTTTTGATTTTAACTTTGCAACAACGGAATTTATAGAATCCTCATCACCATCAATTGTTAATATCTTTTTATCATTATGATACAAATCGTAGCCTACACTATAAAATATACCTTTAAAATGTTTTTTAAGTTGTAATGATAATTGCATTTGAAATTGACCTGATAATTTTGATTTAGGCCAAATACCTTCTTTGATTGTGGATTCGTTTTTTTCTCCTCTTCCATTCCAAGCTGCATCTACTTTATTAAAAAATGCTTTCTTTTCATCATCACTCATAGATGGGATAGATTTACCAGCTTTATCCAATACTTTTTGGAAAAACTTTTGGTATTCTGCTTCCTCTTGCATTACCTCTCTTACGATTGATTTTAATGCTTCTCTCTTTAATGATTTTTGCTTACCCATAGTTTGTGGTAATCCGTTTGCTACGTTTTCAATATTTTCTTCAATGTATTTTTCACCTCTAAAATATTTAGCTCTTCTTTCTAAATCTGCTTTGTTTTTAAAGATAAGAATATCCCAAAAATCACTACCATCTTTGTGTTTTGATACACCATCATGTGCACTAATACTATATTTTGAACTACCGATTGGTGGATTTATTTTGAATGCTTTCTTTCCTTCGGTTACTGATTCTTTAATTTTTTTAGATGCTAATTTAGAATCGTGTTTTGATTTATTAGATGTATATGAACCATCACCCCACCACGCTACAATTGCATCAGTATCAGCAGTTGAATGAAATCCAGAACCTGCATTAAATACATCTACAAATTGTAATCCTTTTTTAGATTTGATTAGGTCTTTAGCAAATTGAATTGCCTGTCTTTCATTACTAAACTTTTTAGCAGCTCTTATACCATCTGAATAATGAACTTCATATGCTTCTTGAACTTGTGCAGTTCTTGAACCAATTGGTCCACCTAATGCTTTAAGAGTAATGATACCCGATTTTTGTAAATGTCTCATATTAAAAATCTATAATTGTTCTTGCTATTTTATTTAATCTTTCTTTTATACGAAAGATACTTGTGTTTGTTCTTTTGTAGAAATCTTCGTTCTTTACTCCATTTTCCATTTTAAGTTTGTTGTACCAACCTAAAAACTTTTCTACCTCTGCTAATTGGTTTTTGATTTCTCTAACACCTAAATTGATTTTTTGTTCTGGTGAACGAGTCTCATCTCTTTTAAGTGCTAACCAACGATTTTCAGCCAATTCATATCCAGTTCCAGATGATTTCGCTTTACGTTCTTTATCAGCCTGTGTGTTCTTACCGAATGCAAATGGAGTTTGATACCCATCTACTGAAGCAGTTGTAGTTTCTTCGTTAGTTGGTGTGTTCCTTTCGCGAAGTTTTGTACGGATAATTTCTTTTAATCTATCTCTACTAGATAATTCCATTTTGAGTTCCTCTCAATTCCTTTTCCAATTCAAACCCCATAATAACAGATGTAATGTGTGTATCTGTAATTTTATTTGCAGTTTTAATTTTATTTAACTGATTGATTGTTTCTGCTAATTTAATTTTGGTTACTTTATCTTTAATTTGTTTACCAACGCTAGTCAATGCTTTATTCAAAACAACAACCTCATTAGCAATAAATAATTTAAGATTTTCGGAATTTGTAAATGAATTGATGTATTCTTTTAGAATGCCCTTTTGTCTTTCATTTAAAGATTTGTATTTTTTATTAAAGTTTTCCACCAACATTTTGTATGTTAGTAAACGGATTTCTTTATCTTCTTTTTTAAGAGCTTCGTTAATTTTATCTACTACCTTTGTATTAGAAATTGGTTTAGCTATTAAATGCTCTACCAATGAAAATTTTGTGTTTACAAAATCTTTTGGGTCATATGAATTTTCAGTATTTAAATTAAATTCAAATATCTTATATACTGAAGCCAATACTTTGTAGTTTGGAACCTGTGATTTTAAGAAATCATCTATTTGATAATTTTCTTTTATTTCTTTAATAAGATTATACTTTTCTTTAAGTATTTTTTTCTCATCTAATTTTTTACGATTATCAATTACTGCATCAATAAATCTTTCAGCACGATTTTCATTATTATATTTTTCATTTACGATGAATTGATATAATTTTAATTCGTTTGCTAGTTCTGTTTTAGAATTGAAATACTTTTTTAACAATCCTTCCGCAATACTTTTACGATTGGAAAGGATGTCAGAGGTTACTTGACGAACTAATAGTTCGAAAAGAAAACCCGTATTTCTAAACTTTGAGTGTTTTATCTGTTTCATTTATTCTTTATTCCAAATATAAATATATAATATCTATTTAATAGTAATTTTATTGAATTATATTTTCCTCATCCATCATACTTTTTCCTTCCATTATTACCTTTGCTCCGCCGGATTTTAAAGTTTTTTTGATTGATTTGATGAAACTTTCATTGCTGCTTCTACTTAATTTCTTCAATTCTTTATCACCTAAAGCATCTCTTCCGTACATATGGTCATCTTTACCAAAGCGACTCGCATCACGTGGTCTTCCTGCTCTCTTACTTTCGTTTGGTGATTGACCTAACTTTGATTTTAAATCTTGTATAGTTTTTTCAACATCCAATGGCTCACCCGATGGGAACTCATCTTCGGGTTCTTCAGTAGGTTCTTCTTCACTACCCTGTTCAGGTTGTCCAGCCATCATACCACCTTGCTCTTGTTGACCTTCTGGTTTTCCGGTTGTTTCTAAATTAGTTAAAATAAATGTGTTTTTGGCATCTTTTATTAAACCTTCTTTCATCTCATCAATATCATCATCACTAAAGTTAAATACATTTTTATACATCCATTCTTTTGAAATTAATTTCAATTCGCCCATTGTTCTAACCAAATCTACTTTTGATGACCACAACTCAACTTTGGATTGTTCGTAGATTACATATGGAATAGTTAAATGCAATTCAAAATCAGCTAATGACTCATCGTCAATACCTTGTGAGTATAAGTGAATGATTGCTATTTTTTCTAATTCAGATGTTACAATTCTTTGTACTCTTTCAATTGTTTTAGCAAATCTCATATCCATAGCTGCTAATGTAGCTTTTGAATTACCATCTTCTAAAAATCCTAAATGTTGTTTTGGTATCTTTAATGCCGCAAACATTTTATCTTTTAAATAATTGATGTCATCAATAGGAGCATACTCCAATCCTTCTAAATTCTCAATAGATGTTCCACTATCATTACCACGAACTGGTAAGTAGAAATCTTCCATTAGATTTTGGATGTTATACTTTAAGTTGTATTCACCTGTATCTGGATTTACCAATGGAGTCTTTTTAGACTTGTTGATAATACGCTGAATGTAATTATCAATTTCGTTTGTAGGAATATTACCTACATCAATTTTATATACACGCTTTTGTGGTGCTCTACTAATACGATGTATAATCATCGCATCTTCCATTAAACTAATTTGTTTCCACAGTCTTCTTGCACTCTCTAACATAGATTTACCATAAGGTAAATAATTAGTATCTGTCAACATACGAAAGTGAGCAATCTCATAATTTTCATATTCTGTTTTTTGTCCAGCTACATAGAGTGATTTAGTTGCTAATGGAGTGTGTATG